TCTAACATCGTTCTGAACAGCTATAACACAAGCTGACTTGTGAAAAATAGCACCAGGAATTGTAGATGCAGTACCACCAGTAGAAACTGTATTGGACATATAAACATCAATTCCATAAAGTGAGCCAACTAAACCAGATCTTAGTCCACGATTACCTTCACCGACTGCATCATTTCTGATAAAGTATTGAGCAATACCAGCAGAAGGATTAAGTATGTCTGCAAATAAAGTTGGATTAACAACCATTGCACACTCGCCATCCATGTAAGGAATATCGTTCTCACCTAAAGTAGCAAGTACGCTTTCAAATACACTAGCAGTTAAAGTGTCATCAGCAGATAGTGCTTGAGACTCATTTAAGCCATCTAACTCACCCCAAATATCAGCATCAACTTGACGAGCAAGAGACTCACCCATCATTCTTGAGTATTTCTCTACTAAGTCAGCTTCTGACTGAATCATAGCCACATCTTCAAATAATTTTGCGACATATTTGTGTTTATTAATTGTTAATTGAGTTTCTGTTGTTGCAGTAGCGTCATAGCTAACATCTGCACCAGCAGACTTATCACTAGCACTTATTAAGCTCATTTCAGGAATATGTATTACATCTCCATAGCCTTTTCCACCAATAAGAGCAGAATAGTCATCAATTAACCCACGAAAGACAGTTTTTCTTTCAAAGAATTTATAGATGCCATCAGCCCAAATTTCAGGTATAAAATGCTGGTCTGTACTTGTGGTAACTGGATTACCTTGATAATGTTTAGACATTTATTTACTTTCTCATGTATGTTTCCAATATCGTACTCCAGTTCTTTCTTCGTTCTGCTCCTGACATTTCAGTCCAATCCCCTACTTGTTTAGTTGGGATTGTTCCTTTGTTATCAGGTGGGTTTACAACTTCTGTGTTAGTAAACTCTTCAACAATACTTAAAAGAACCTCAGTATCAACATTGGCAAATTTTTCTCGTTTATTTTCAGGAAGTTGAGCTAAAGCACCCTCACGAAGTCTTGCATCCATTGCTTCCCATCTCTCCTTGTAAGGTTTGTAGGATTCAATTTCACCAGCAAGATCTGCATTTAGTTCTTGCCACTTTTCTTCTTCACGAAGTTTTGCTCTTCGTTCTTCTTCCTCTTTACTTTTAAAAGACTCAAGACTTTCTCTAAGTTGATTTCTTTCTGAAATAACTTCATTCAACCTTGAAATCGGTACATTGTTTTCGACTTGTGTGTCGGCTTCCTGTTTTACATCTGGCTCGATGGTTGTTTCTTCTGACATTTTAACCTCTTCAGTGAGTTATGAAATCGCAAGAATTACCCTTGCATTAATATATGGTATAATATAAATTAGTACATCAATCTAATGCAAGAAAAAAATTACGAATTTAAAAAAAAGTGGTTTGATTATTTAGGTTATAAACCACATCAAGGGCAAATGCCTTTACATTTTCCTGAAAAGCAAGATGCTAGATTTCAAGTTGTAGTATGTGGCAGAAGATTTGGGAAAACTTGGGCAAGTGCTATGGAGGCTACTTATGTAGCATCGCAACCTAATAAACGAATATGGGTTGTAGGTATGTCCTACAAAAAAGCTAGGCTTATATTTAGAGAAATATGGCAGAGAATGGTTATAGGACAACCTGATGATGTTGATAAAGCATCAGAAAAAGATATGTATATTCGTTTTAAGTGGGGGACTACTGTAGAAGGAATGTCAGCAGATAATCCTTCTAGTCTTGTAGGGGAAGGTCTTGACCTACTTGTAATTGATGAGGTTGCTAAAATGAATAAAAAAATATGGGATATGTATTTATCTCCTACGGTAGCAGGTAGAAAGGGAAAAGTTATTTTTATTACAACACCTGAAGGCAGAAACTGGATATATGATTTGTTTAAATTAGGTAGAGATGATCCTATGTGGGAAAGCCATAGTTCTCCATCATGGATAAATGAGCATGAGTTTCCATTAGGCATTGAAGATCCTGCTATAATAGAAAGAAAAAGAAATATGTCCAAAGAATTGTTTGGTCAGGAATTTGGTGCAGAGTTTTCTGTATTTGAGGGTAAAGTTTGGGATTTTAACAGAGATTTAGATGTTGGACACTATCCTTATAACCCTGATTTGCCTACATATTGTAGTATTGACTTTGGATATAGGCAACCTGCTGTTTTATTTTTACAAACAGAGTTTGATGGCAGTATTGACCATATTAGAATATTTGATTCTATATTACACAAACAAAACATCAAAACAGAAGATTTAATTAAGATGATTAAAACAAAAGGCTATCCTATATTATCTTACTATGGTGATCCTGCTGGTAGCAATGTTCAAGGGCAAAGTGGTGCAGGAGACATGGAGATATTTAGGAGAAGTGGTATTAGAATTTTATCTACTAGAGATAGAATGAGTAGAAATCTTGTGGCTAGTGTAGCTTATACTAGAGGATTCTTTGAAAGTGCTGATGGAGTAAGGAGAGTACATGTAGACACAAGGTGTAAAGAAATAATAGAAGATTTTGAAGAATATAGGTATCCTGAGAGTGAGGATGGCAAACCAATCAAAGAAGAACCATTGAAAGATGGTTTTCACGATCACGGAAACGATGCATTTAGGTATTTTATAATCAATAGATTTCCGATGAGAAATCAAGAAATGAAGAGGATTCAAAGATAATGGAGAAGGTACTAAAAGATAAATTATTGGAAACTAAACTAATGATGTCTCATGCTAGAAGAAATGAGATAAGAAAACATCTAGATTATTATTCAGGTGTATCTACAGACCAATATATTAATAATTTTTTTACAGGGGATGCTTTTAATGAAATACCCCCAACGCTTACTAATTTTACTAGAAAGTTTATAAACAAGATAAGTAGAATATATAGTTTGGGTGCTAAAAGAACAGCAGGGGGTAGTAGCGAAAGATATTCAGAGCTCATTCCTACTAAAGATGTTCGCATGAAACATTCTGAAAGAATGACTAGATTACTAGGAACTGTTGCTAATAGAGTATATTGGATGGATGGTGTATTTGATTATAGACCTATTTATTATTTTGAAACATATTTTGAGGATAACCCATTTGAGCCTAGTGCTATTATATATCCTTTACTAAATAGTACAGCAGATTTATCTAATACAGCAGATTTACAGTGGGAATACTGGGATTCAGAGAAATATGGGATTATGAATGAAGAAGGTGAGTTAATGTCTGAGATGCCTAATCCATATGGAATGATTCCTTTTGTATTTACACACAGAGAAGATCAGATAGATTCATTTTACGTTGAAGGGGCATCTGATATTGTAAATTGTAATGAGCAGGTTAATATTGCTTTAACTGAAATGAATCTCGGCATGAGATTTAATATGTTTGGACAACCGTGGGTAACTGGATTAAGAGCAGACCAAAGTATGCTAAGAGCAGGTTCTAATACTATACTAGATATGGGAGAAGATGGTGCTTATAACATAACTAGCCCAGCAGGTAATATCGATGAGGCTATTAATAATATTAAGTTTCAAATGGAATTAGTTGCTACAAATAATCATTTATGGATTACATGGGCAGAATCAGGTGGAGAAGTTCCTAGTGGTATTTCTTTGATGATTAAAGATATGGAGAGAAAAGAAGATTATTATGACGATATAGCTCTTTGGAGAATGTATGAAAAGCAATTCTATAATGTAGAGAGAGTTATAGCAGAATATAACGGTATTTCATTACCTGAAGAATTTGGAGTAGACTTTGAAGAAGTAGAATATCCAAAAACAATTCAAGATCAGATACTTAAAGATGAATTTGATATTAAAAACAATCTTATAACTAGAGCCAAGATAATGGTTAGAGATAATAAAGATTTAACTGTAGAGCAAGCTCAGTTAATTATAGATGAAAATAAAAATATTAATGAACAAGAAAATCCTGTGGTGATAAATGAAGTTAAAGATAACAACTAATTTTAGTTTTGAAAAGTTAGCAAATCAGATTCCAGACTTATATAAACAATATTTTAGTGCCTATGCTAAAGGAGCAGAAGCAGGAACTAAAGAAAATATTGACCAATCTAAAAATGTTCAAGGCAAAGCCCTTACATCTTTTACAGCTAGAATACAAAAAAGAAAGCCTTTAATAAAAACAGGCAAAATGAGAAAAAGTCTAAAGTCAGACAATAACACACTTTCTATTTTAGAGTATGGTTATAAACACAATGAAGGTCTTTGGGCTAATTTAAGACCTATAACAAACGTAAAAGACTTTATTGGCATAACAAAACCACTTGAAGAAGTAATAAATAAAAAATTTATAGACAATATAAATAAAGCTCTTAAAAAATAAGTCATTGTATTAAATTAGTTATTATTCATAGATTAATAAATGGATAATGAATTAATAAGACTACTGATTGATTATATGACTCAAAGAGAGTCAGATATAGTAGATTTAAACAGAAAAATACTGGAATTAGAAGATTTAATGGTTATAAATAATAACCTACTAGGATTTTTAAGTCAATGTATTGCTCCTTACCAACAACAGCAAGAATACACCATAGATAAAGAAATACAAGCATATTTAGCTAAATACTCTATAGAAAATGAGTCTTGGGGTAAATCATAATGAATGATTTTGGTTTTTTAAAGTGTATTTGCTTAAAATGTCATTGGGTATGGGAAGTATTATCTATAGAGCCCGATAGAAATCAAGAATGTCCTGAGTGTAAGTCTTTTGATACTAGAAGTTTTCTAAAGGACTTTGATATTTAATGCTTTTTCTCGTTTTTCTACTTTTTCCTGCCATTCTTTACGCTGTCTAGGTGTCTGTCTACCCTGTTTAGGCATTTCTACGCCTACAGCTTCAGCTCTTTCTCTCCACCTCCTAGCCTCTCTCCGCTTTTTATTCTTTTTGGCTCTTTTTTTCTCATCTAGCTTTATTTGTACGGGGTTTTCAGGAACTACTGGTCGTTGTGGAAATACCTGCACTTCTTCAATATCTTCAATAATCTCTGCCTCAACAGGAACTTGCGTATTTAAGAACTTCTCAAATGGACTTTGATGATTATCTACCTCGACTCGCTTTATAAGTTTACCCGAATGCTCTAATACAAGCCTACCAGCCTGAACATTACCAGCCTCAGCCTCACGAACCATGCTATTTAAAACATTAGGCAATCTAGCACCAAATGTAACCATATACTTCTGATAATACACTTCTACAAACTCAGGATCTTTAAACCAATTTCGTATTGTAGCTGTTGTAACACCAGCTTTATCTGCAACAGCTTGTATTGACGACTCAGGGGAAGAAACTAGCATATCTATAGCGATAGATTTCTCTGGTTTCCACTTAACTGGCAATGTAACACTCATAATAAACCTCTATTTATGGTATATTCTACGGACTTTATTTTTTTTATACAAGGGATTTTACCTGAATCCTAATAAGGCAATACTACTACTATACAATACATAAGATAAAAGCGTAGCTTTTATTAGGACTTTCTTTCAAAAAATTTTTTATAAGATGGGGCTAAGTGTTTGTTATACAACATTTTGTGGGGAATGCGTATAAAGCGATAGGTATAAATTTACATACGCCTATAGGTACTTGTCAAGGGTTTTTTAAAAAAATATTAAAAAGCGTGGAATCTAGCAAAGACTTGGCACAATACCAAATAAAAAATAAAAAAAAGATTTTACTTGACATTGTGGGGGGTATGGTCGTATAGAAAATAAAGTCCAAAAAAACACTTGACAAACAGCAATCTAGTCTAATTAAATATTTAACCTCTTTACTCTTTCTACTTGCTTTTGTACTCTATTAGTGTTATGGAGTCTATTTAGTAGTGCCTTGATTGGATTCATGCGAAATTAATTGATTTTGTCGAGAGTAAACGCTCAAAACATAGCCTAAATGGAGAGATTATGCTTTTTTAGTGTTATGGTACTTACGGATCAATTTCTAGCCATTTAGAGCTCTTTTTAGAGATCCTATGAAGTTTTGTAAAAGTCAAGAAAAAAATTACATAAAATGAATTTTTTTTGGATAGATTTAAAAATAGATGAAAAAAATACTTGACTTTCTCATAAATTAGAATATTTTAAAATCATTAATAGGGATTAAAAAAAAATAAAGTTAAATGATTAACTTTTTTTTACTTGACACATCCAAAAATAATTTTTTACATTTGAACTCAAATTAAATAGAAAGGTAATTAATTATGGCTAGTTTAAATAAAATAGGTACTCATGCAACTTCAGTT